ATGTTCTTGAAGAAATGATTCAAAAACAGAAAGTTTTTTATGCTCGTCTCAAGTTGAGTGGACCAGATGACGAAGAGGCACAAGACATGGCAGATAGCATTAAGCAAGCTGCTATGATGTATGGTGCCAGCGAGCATGAGGATGCTAATGTGGTGTTCGATGATCTCATCGGCAAAGTTCAGAGTATGAAGAAAACATTAGAGGCAGAAGGGTCTTGACCCTGCCTTCTGCCTGTGCTATAATAACAAAGTGATCGAGGGGTCGCACAAACCAAATCCAAATCCGAAAAATCCAATGTCTTTTGCAGATCTAAAGCGCAAGTCCCAGACTAACTTTGACTTCCTTCAAAAGGAACTCACTAAATCCAGCACTGCCTCTGGTGGTGCCGATGAACGTCTCTGGAAGCCCGAACTTGACGCTAGCGGTAACGGTTATGCAGTATTGCGTTTCCTTCCCGCTCCTGAAGGGGAAACCCTTCCCTGGGCGAAACTATACCGTCACGCCTTCCAAGGACCGGGCGGTTGGTTGATTGAAAACTGTCTCACTACTAATGGTGATCAGTGTCCCGTCTGTGCTCACAATAACAAGTTGTGGAACAGTGGGGTTGAGAGTGACAAAGATGTTGCTCGTAAACAGAAGCGTAAACTGGAATACTATTCCAACGTTCTGGTTGTGAGTGACCCCAAGCACCCTGAAAATGAAGGTAAAGTATTTCTTTATAAGTATGGCAAGAAGATCCATGATAAGATCATCGGTGCTATGCAACCTGAATTCCAGGATGAGACTCCTGTAAATGTCTTTGATTTCTGGGAAGGTGCTAACTTTAAGTTGAAGATCCGTACCATTGCTGGTTACTGGAACTATGATGCTGCCGAGTTCACTGCACCTGCTGCACTCTCTACTGATGACGAAGAGATGGAAGCATTGTGGAAGCAAGCATACAGTCTGGAAGCATTCACTGCTTCTGGTGAGTTCAAAGAGTATGAAGCTATTGAGAACCGTTTGAATGCTGTGCTTGGTCTTTCGACTCCTCGTGCAGTAGCACAAGCACAACAGGAAGAAGAGCAAGACCCTGCTCCTATCGGTGGTTTCAATGACTCTGACATCACTGCTTCTGTTTCCGAGAGTTTCGGATCCTCATCTACTGATGATGACGATGCTCTATCTTACTTCCAAAAACTTGCGGAAGAGTGATTAATAAATTACGGGGGGTCACACCCCCGTTTTTTTAAGCCTTTTTGAAACGAAGTCAGATGACTTCTTATAGTTATTACCTTTTTTAAATTCTGATATAAATTGCTGTAAGTATGAAGTCTTCAGCAAGTAAATAGATCTCTTCTTATTGTTCAACATCTCTTCATGTTCAAACGCACTGACTGAATGAGAAACACTGGATCCAGGAACAGATATAGTAGTAGTTCCATTCCAGTATGTGAATGATGAGTTGTAAAAGTTTTCATCTACTTTGATACCAGAATCTAAAGCAGTAACATAAATTGTTTTGCCAGTAGTATCTCCTTTCAAACTCTGGTCTGTCCTTACCTCGTCTGTTTCATAGTACAGAGGAGCGTAAGGATTTTTGTATTTCTTTTCGCAATATTTTTGAATAGCGTGAGAAGATCTTGGCCAACCAAACAATGGGTTGATAATATTATTAGTTAAGATGACAACCCAGTCATAAAAAGAACTATCATAAGTATTAAATGCTATTGATGCCGGAGTTTCTCCATCTTCAATTGCATATGTATTGTAATACACAGAGTAGTTGAAGATGTCAGGATTGATCTTATATCTTCGGAAGAAGTTCTTCGCAGTTACGTAGTCGGAGTTGGTAAACGGATACTTAATTGGTTTAGTATCGTACTTTATATTAGGAATTAAATTAAAATACATCAGTAACTTGCTCCGTCGATTGTAATATCGTCTGCAAATATCATCTTGAGTTCTTTGAACTGTAGTGTCAACTGCGTGGCAACTGGTCTTCCTTCTCTATATGTTGCCCATGAACCATCTGGTGTGTAGTTTATATTAGTATTAGTGACAGCACATGGTTTGAATTGAGATACAAATTGGTTGGGACTATTTCCAGTCATGAAAGTTACCTTTACAATATTAGGAACTTTGATGAAAGCACCACCAAAAGTGGGAAGCATATTCTTTTTAAAAGTGTTGCAAATTTTTCGGATCTCGTTAGATTCTACTTGATTTGATGCAAACATTTTAAATCCCAGTGAGAAACCTCTCATCTCTGGAGCTTCGTACATCATCTCAACGTTAGGATTCACAACCTTACCTTCCATGCCACCTAATGCTTGGTTAGTTGTGACACTGGTTCCTAATGCTTTGTTTGCTAAACCTACGACAAGATCAACGGTTTTTCTTTGAGTTGCTCCACCAGCTGCTGCCATGCCTTCTTTAAATGCATTACCAATATTAAAGCTGCCATCAAAAACATCAGCAGCACCACCCATCAATCCTTTAGAGATCAATCCAAATCCAGCACCACCCCAATTGGCACCATACTCTGACTGGATATCTTCTGGCATGTATAGTATAATTTTTTCTTTAGGTGTACCTAAAATATCATCACTGACAGATGCGCTGTAGTTTGATTTCTTTGTCCCTCCACCTTCGTTTGCGAATGGAGGTTCGTATTCATAGAATTCAAATGTAACGTAGTCACTATTGGCAGTGATGTCTTGATGTTTTGGGTAGCGCATTGCACTACTATCAGATGCATTTGTTTTACCAAAAGATGTGACCCCGATGGTCATGGCTTCTTTTTTTGCAGCTTCTGCTTTTTCTTTGGCAGCCTCTTGAAGTCTATCTAGCTGTCCTCCCGGTCCTCCATCTGCCATTACGTTACCATCTCCTTATCTGATTGTTTACCATAACCTTTGATAATTCGTTGTGCTTTAAGACGATCTTTAGAATCTGTCTCCTCCCATACTAACTCTCGATCATAGGGAACTTTACCAGATCCTTTAGTAATAATGAAGTCCTCAACGGGTAGAAAGATGGATGTTTGCCACTCACTTATTGCAAGATCGAGGAAAAGACTCTTACAATTTGTCTTAATATATTTATGTATGATAGACCGAGGCATATCTATGAGACCACGTTCTAATTTTTGAATTACTTTAACTCTTGCTTTGGGTCTTAAGTAATGTAAATTAGCACCATAAAATTCATTGGGAAAGTCTTTTATTACATAGACTAATGGAAACTTATCGTAGTATGGTAGACTCTTTGTTTTTGCTTTGTACTCAAAGAAATATAAATGACCATCCTTCACAGTCTTACGCAAGATGTTTTCATCCTGCACGTTATCATTATTGTCACGTTTTTCTTGACGTAACACACGATCTGGTTCTGTCTCGTATGTAGATGCCAGAGACTTTACCTTTCCTTTATACCAGGATATTGATTTCTTTTCACCGTTAGTTGCCGCACTAACTTTCTCAAAGATTGTTTCGTATTTGTTTTCGGTTCCTCCGAACCCTTTAGCTCTTTTTCTTTTTGCCATTAGATCTTCCTACTCCTAAATGATCTTCGGTAAGGATTAAAAATTTCATCTGCCTGTCCTCACAGAAGTCTTGAGCAGCGTCCCATTTGGCACGGTTTTTTACAAATGTAAAGACTTCTTTTTTCCAAGCGGCAGTCTTGCGTTTTGGTTTTTCATTTGGTGGTTGGGTTTGCTTCTTTGGTTTCACTTCAATGATGTACTTTTGACATCTTCCAGATCTATCTTTTACTTTGATGTAAAAGTCTGGATAATATCTATGTACTCTTCCGTCAGTAGGACACTTATAAGGAATGATTATTTCCTCACTGCCCCATTCAATGATGCTACCATTATGATCACAGAAGAACATAAATTTACGCTCCCATAGCGAGCGATAAATTATTCTGGTTGGATTTCCTTTGTACTTCCGTGGGTTAGTTGGCTTATAAATGCCTGAATATGCCATACTAAATATAGATGGACCAACTATTTTTATTTAGCGTGTCATTAGGTACTTTCATACAGGCTATCGCCAAACAAGGCGGCATGTCCATGACAAATGGATATGATGTAGACTTTGTTTTGCCATCATCATTGAATACTTATTTGAATCCATGGATTGGCAATGTCATGGGACCCACTGACGGATCAAATCAGGGTGGACTTATTAAGATGTTGTGTGATGAAGCACAACTACCCAATGTTCAGGCTGCAACTGGACAAATGAGTGGTAGATTTTTAGGTGAAAGTCAGATCAACTATGCTTATTCAAAGTTTTATAGTGACTTGTCATTGACGTGGATGTGTGATGCAGACATGACACCACTTAAATTTGTGACTGGGTGGCATTCTTATATTTTTAATGGTGGTGATCCAGACGATCCCAAGACAGCCGAGCGTGGATTGAGTAAGATCAAGTCGATTGGTCCGAGACCATTGAATAGAGCAGTGAGACTGGAGTATCCAGAACAATATATGTGTACTGAAATGAGAATCACGAAGACAGAAAAGAATGGTTCCGCTCCTAATGGTAGAGCATCTGTTTGTTACATTCTACAGAATGCTTACCCGTATTCTATAGACTCTGTTCCTTTATCTTATGGCACGTCACAAATCACGAAGGTGACTGCTAACTTCTACTATCAGAAGCACACTGTTGTCTTTGGCGATGGCACACAGTGATTCAAAATTGACTTTTCGCTTACCTCAATTCAGGAAAAAATTTCCCACTAAACATTGACTCAAAAAGTCGCGCTAAATAAATATACGATTTGACTTATACATTTCATGACATTACCTAAAATTGGTGTTCCTACTTACGAACTAACTCTTCCATCTACAGGAAAGACAGTAAAGTACAGACCATTTCTTGTTAAGGAAGAGAAAATTTTACTTCTTGCATTAGAATCTGATAATGAAAAAGAAGTTATTACAGCTGTAAAAAATACATTGAGAGCATGTATTTTATCCCGAGTGAAGGTGGATCAACTACCTTCATTTGATCTTGAGTATCTATTCCTTAAGATTCGTGCTGCTGCTGTCGGTGAAGTTATTGAGATGACGGTAACCTGTAACGATGACAACACTACACAGGCAAAAGTATCAATTAATATTGAAGAAGTACAAGTGAACAAACAAGATGAGCATGATAGAAAAATCATGCTCACTGATGACTTGGGAATTATGTTAAACTATCCAAGTATGGATAGATTTATTGAGTCTCAATTTTTGAACAAAGATTTAGATCCAGAGCATATCTTTGAATTTATTGCTGAACATATTGATCAGATTTTTAATGGTGAAGAAGTCTATGACTCCTCTACTACAAGTAAGAAAGAGTTTCGTGAGTTTATTGAATCTCTTACTAGTAAACAGTTCGAGGCAATCCAAAAGTTCTATGAGACTATGCCTCGCTTGACACACACATTTAGTGTGACCAATCCTAACACTGGTAATGAATGCAACTATACTCTTGAGGGGCTACAATCTTTTTTCGCGTAGCGGTCTTTCAGAATAGTTTGGAGGGCTATTACAAGACTAACTTTGCGTTGATGCAGTACCATAAATACTCTTTGACAGAGATTGAAAATCTTATCCCGTGGGAAAGAGAAGTTTATACTTCTCTTCTTATTCAACATATTAAAGAGGAAAAGCAAAAAGCAGAGGAAGCAAAGGCTCGTAGATGATTTTCAAAACCCCAGCACCAAAAGATATCGTAAGATGGTATAGGAAAGGTGTGCCTGGTGGTGGGCAGAAGGATCGCATCTTTGATAGATTAAAAGCAAAGTTGACTGGCGGCACGGATGATAGTGGCACCAGTTACTTTTCTATGTTGGAGAATAAACTCTCTGACAAAGATGCTGATATAATTATCAAGAACATGAAGACGGATATCGATGGATATCCTATGCTTGAGACTGGTAGTACCAGTGGTCAGGATGAGAGAACATATCAAGAATGGATTGTTGAGAGATATTTAAAAACGGCTGGTACGGAAGGATTTACTGACACAACTATTTCTGCT